ATGAGGCACAGGGCTCTTATCATTATCATGTTGCTGTCGATGCTCATGATGCAGGGATGCGAACAAGGTAGGGATCTACAGCCACAAGATTATTTTGAAGGGACGCAGCTGGACATCGCCAATATCATCTACGAGGGTGACAGAAAAAAGCTGGATAAGGTTTTATCGACGGTAAGCAAAGAAACGTTAAATCGGCCGGCTAAGGCGGATATGACGTTGCTATTCTGGGCGATCAATAACGCTATCTTTGACAAGAACACGCCAGAGCGGCTCAAGATCATTACGGATTTGGTCAAGGCGGGAGCAGACCCATTGCAGCCAAGGCCGGAAGGGAGAAGTAGCCCGGCTGAGTATGTCATGAAAGCGGATAAAGGCGTCTGGATACAGGCTATGCTTGAAGGCGGACTATCGCCTAATGCAAGGGATGAAATAAACAATCAGCCAATAATTTTCAAAAGTTTTCAAGCGGTTAATACAGAGACATTGAGTACTCTAATAGCTTACAAAGCTGATGTTAATATCAAAGGCGCTATGAACAGAACGCCATTAATTAATGCGTTGTATAACAGTTGCCCAGAACACATTGAGGTTCTTTTGGCTCATGGAGCTAACCCATTAGCCAAAGATGATTTTAATGATAGCTTCCTCTCTCTGATTTCTGCGGAGATAGATAAAGGGGATAAGAGCAATGCGTATATAAAAAAGCTAATTAAAATTAAAGAAAAAATAAAACAGGTGAATTAGTTCGCCTCGACTATCATGGGGGACAATGCTGGTCTTCTTCCGGTGCAGTACCATGACGTGATGACATACAGGAAGATGATGGAATGAGCCACCAAAGAGCACCCAGCCGACGGCGACGAGAGTGCTGTTGTTAAGTCCCGTTTGTGACGCCATCTCTTTGAACAGTGGCGAACCCACAAGCAGCGTTTCTATGTTGAAACCTGCACATTGATAGGGAGGCTGGCGTAAGCGACGCTCAGAGATAGGATGCTTTATGCCTGACGACGAGGCCGCGACAGCGGGTGTTGCGGGCTGCTTCAGGCAACAAAAAACCCGATTTCCTCACTACAAAAATAAAATCAATGAGTTATTTGTTTTATAAAGAGTTTTTATACCGATGAAGGGGGAGGAAATACGGGGATTGCCAACCTATGCCGCCACTTTGTCGCCACCTGGCATAGTCGCCAGCGGATTGAATTGCAGGGCTGTTTCGAGGTGCTCCGGTGCAAGGTGAGCATAACGCATAGTCATTTTGATATCATGATGGCCGAGGATGCGTTGCAACACCAGAATGTTGCCGCCAGACATCATAAAGTGCGCCGCAAAGGTATGGCGTAGCACATGGGTTAACTGGCCTTTGGGCAATTGAATGCTGGTGTTCTCAAGCGCGGCCATAAAGCGAAAATAGCATTCGCTGAATAGACGATCATCGCCCCGTGTTACCAACTTCTTGTACAGTGCTTTACTGATCGGAACGCTGCGATTCTTTTTGCCTTTGGTTCGGATGAAGGTGATTTTATGCGGAGTTATCTGTGACCGGGTGAGGTTTTCCGCTTCTCGCCAGCGAGCACCAGTACTGAGGCATACCTCGACCACGAGCGGCAAATCAGAATCGCCTTTGCTGCAGGCTGCAAACAACTCTGTGATTTGTGAGTGCGTCAGCCACGCCATTTCCTTTTCTGCAACGGTAAACTTGCGCATGTTTTCCAACGGATTGGGCTGGTTCCATTCGCCTAGCCGCGCCAGCTCGCTAAACATGCCGCTTAGGTAACTTTGCTCAAGATTGACGGTCACAGGTTCTGCGCCGTTTTTCCACTTCTCTGAAAAGTAGATTTCACCGGACAGACGCTTATCACGATAATGCGCGAAGTCTTTTGCGGTGAAGGTGGTAGCAGGGGGATCGCCTAGGGCTTCGATGACAAGGCATAGTTTTTTGTAGGTACGTTCACCAGCGGTGAGGGATTGTCCGTGTAGGTTGTACCAAAGTTTGGCGATATCGCTCAGCTTGCGGCGATCTATCGCTTCGCCTAACCACGGCTTATTGTCTACCTGCTCCATAGTGAAGCGTTCAAACGCTAAGGCTTCACCTTTAGTTGCGAATTGCTTACGTACCCTGCGACCTTCACGGCCAGCAGGGTAGCACTCACATAACCACTTACCGGATGATTGTTTACGAACTGCCATTATATCCCTCCTTTCAAAACTGTGGGATATTTAACTGTATATATAAACAGTGGTCAATGTGTGTTTTCAAAAATGGATACATTGCGATTAATAATCATATAAATCTGGGCAGAAAAACTCAGCGGCTTCCATTAGCCAATCTGGTGTTCTGACATCCTCGGATTCATTGATGATATTACAGTATTCATTACAGAATAAATCCTTTTTACCTATTTCGTTGAAGTATTTCTGGATGATTGATTTTTGCTTCTCCGTGAAGTTGAAAAAGCCTCCTGATACTTTAGAGTCTAATATCTCTGTGCTCTCAATAAAATCTAAACGAGTTTCTCCTTTGTTTCTTAAAGAGAGCATGGTTTCAAAGAAAAACACCCCATCTAAAGCATCTTCTATTTCTGTTGGTGGATGCATTCTTTTTTCTGTCGTTTTAACTAGTTCAACTGTACTTCTTTTTTCATTGAGCAATAAGCGGCGGATCCTAATACTTGGAACGGACTCGTCCGTATTAAAGTGTTCATAATGAGAATCAGTGTCTAATACACAAAGTACTTTCCCACTAATAATTGGCCTTCTATCATTTAATGCTAGGTTTAAGTAGTTATATATTTTTTTTAGTGCAATGGAACCGCCTACGGATAAAACAACCAGATTTTCAATTCCCTCGCTAGATAGATGAGTTTCAATGTATTTTTTGTCTGTCTTTCCTTCACATATCAGCCAATTGTAAGCATTTTTTGATGTGATAGAGGCGACTATAGATTGTACTAAGTCATGGTTGCTTTTTACTTCCAAGGTATCTAGATAATTACCTTGTGATTCTTTTACGAGAGTGGTTATCTCGTCTCTATAATTATTTAAGTTTAGAGCTTTAATGTGTGTCTGTGAAGGGGATATATAAACGGCTGTACCTCTGCCTACAACTGGTAAGAAGCCATACCAGTGAGTTGTTACTAATGTTTGAACTCCATAGGTTGATATTCTTTTTATTTTTTCAAATTGTTCAAAACATGCAGTGGCATGCAAAGATAGTTCTGGTTCGTCAAATGCCAGTATTGTTTGCGTTAATGGTTTTTTCGGGTTTTCTCTAAGGAATGCAGTAGCTAAATTTAATAACGCCTGCCTTTTTTCCCCTGAGCTTAGATTGTTTATTGGAGTATCCTTCCCATCACCTTTAGAATGAAGGATTCTGTCACTGAAATATGTCTCAATTATCTTTAAGACCATATGTCTCTGGGTGAACTGAGATTGCCTTTGTGTTGGTTTCTTAAAGTGATATTTGTTGCCAAGTAATTTTGTAATGCTGTCTACATATTCATTTAAATGTCTGTTTATGCTTGTAATATCTTTTACTTTAATTATTTTACTTATTTTTGTTTGAATGTCTTCACCCAATAATGATTGAGCTAGCTCACCTTCTATTTTTGCATAGCTATTTACACTTATTTCTGCTGGTATATATATATATGAATACAATTCACGAATGAATGATAAAACTCTAGATAATAAATCCTCAAGATTGTATTTTTTTAACCATGCTGTCGATGGGAATAAATCTGTTAATTCTTCTAATTGCTCTTTGTAGTCACCTATAAATTCAAATATTGACATTGAAGGAATAGGGATTTCATTGGGTCTGTTTTTTATGAATCCAATAGGGATTAAATAATGGGATTTTTCATTGTAATCTTTCAGTAGGATTGATTTGTGTTCAACGAATTTTTCGGCAAGAGGTCTCTGTAATAAACTAAAATCGTCAGTTTCTAGTTGCCAAGTAATAGAACTTATAATTTCTAATGCTCGCATCATCACAGCATTTTTTTTTGCCTTTACCTTTTCTTTTTCAATTAAAAAAATTGGTACAATAAATGGCTCCCTGGTATCTAATCCTGAGCTTCTTGCCTCGTTGTTAATATCTAGTTTGTTTATATCTGTGTTGTTCAATAAAGTATCAATAGCAGACAAAACGGTACTTTTCCCAACACCATTTTCCCCTATCAGATAACTAGCTTTGCTGCCCAGACATACAGGTATATAATGCTGATTCTTAAATATTTTATAATTTCTTATAAATAATCCACTAATCATAACATCTCCAGGATTAATCTATTTCTGTGATCTTTGTTTTGATTTTTCCGATAAAAGTAATATCATTTATTGAGCATTCAAAAGAGTGTTTCCCGTTTTCAACTTTAATTCTTTCTTTGGGTAAACGGGTTATTTCTCTAATGCTTGCCTTGCGATCTATGTCTATCAACCATTTTCCATCGGTCACTTCGGAGAAGTTTAGTTCTGCAATATAGATGCTTTTATTATCTGCAATGGCTATGCCATTGATTAAATCATAAGCAATAGTTGTCTTGTCTAAATAGTAATAGTTAGAATCGTAAATTATTCCATCGATGATCTTTTTTCGTACAATTTTTTGAATATCTCCTTGATCACCTTCAATCATCGCTCCTTGCCCATTAGCTAACCATTGTAACGAAACACCTGTTTCTAGTACGCACTGAATCACCCATTCAGCGGGAAACAGATCTCGCATGTAACGTGTCGCTAAAGTGCTCTTAGAAACACCTAAATGGTCGCATAGCGCTTGTCTAGTAGTGAAGCCATACGCCTCAATGAGGCGATCAATGACTTTGCGCCCTCCGGTTTTGAAATCCATAAAGTTCTTCCAGTCGAACAAAAAAGATTGACAGATTCCCAAAGCGATCTTAATGTTCGCCATGAAGTTCGTTTTGGGAAACTTCACATGTAATCACTAATAACAACGGCTCGCCACAAGCCAAGCAAAGAGGGATGTTGCATCATGCGACCTAACATTTCAATCACTCTGATCACACCTCACGTCACGATAGAGCGTTACAGCGAACTTACTGGTTTGGCTGAGGATACTATCAATGACATGTTGGCCGATGGGCGTTTGCCTCGCCATCGCCTACGTAAAGACAAAAAACGCGAAAAAGTCATGATCAACATTGCGCAGTTGACCGTTGATGCTCTCTCAAATTGTGACATTGCCACGGCATAGTTCGATTTTGCGATAGGGGGAGGGAAACCGCTATGTTTGATTACCAAACATCCAAACACTCACATTTAAGCAGCGCTTGCCGGCGATTCGCTCAGGCACACAATCTGGCTGAGTTGGCCCCGGCGCTAAATGTCTCGCCGCAGGTGCTACGCAATAAGCTGAACCCGGAGCAGCCACACGAGCTGACGCTTTCCCAGCTGGTGACACTCACCGCGATCACTGACGATGCAGCAATCCTTGATGGCCTGTTGGCACAACTGAATTGCTTGCCGGCGGTTCCAACCAACGAGGCAAAGCCCAACAGCTTGCCTACTCACACGTTAAGCGCCACTGCGGCGATCGGCGCTATCGCCGGCGAAACCGCATCCAATGCGCCTATGACGCAATCCCGTAAAAACGCCATTCTCGACCGTGCCAACCAGGCAATTCGTGATCTGTCGCTGATCGTCGTGTCGGTAGAAGCGCGTTTCCAATCTACGCCAGTGCTGGCCGCCGCTGTTGATGTATTCAACACCTGCGCGCCGGCATTCGGCATGAGCTGAGGTAACTACATGAAAGCTTTTGCGCAATACCTGAAACGACAATCACCGGCCCCGCAGCTGGCCAGCTTTGGCCACGGTTGGATTGAGCTGCCGAACGGCCAGCGCTGGCAGCCATGCGCCAGCCGAGTGGTGTTTTCAGGGGGTTCCGTTGCACCAGGTAAACAGGCCAAGCGCCGCCCCTGGTGGTTCCGCTTGATGGGAATGAGGGGGTAACGATGGCGAATCATGAGCATTGGTTAGCTGTATGCCGCGCCACTTTACATGGCCACCACAGCAAAACCCGCAAGGTGTGGAACAGCCTTAGCCCGTCACGCCGTGGCGTGTTGCTCCACGCTGCCGGCATGAAGTCACTGTTTTGTAATTACGCCTGGGACGATTTCAGCCAGCGCGAATTGCGCCAACTCAAGCGCGGCATCCAGCGCTTGCGCGTGATGCTGGATATGTTCGCCGGCTTCAACGATTTGGATTTCCGCGTAGCGGTGCCGGGTATGCCGGAGCAGCGCAAGCCAAACGCTGAAAAGGCCAGGCAACAGGATGCTGCCGCGCGCCTGCAATCCCGTGCGGATCTGCTGCAGCGCATTACCGCATTACATGTAAAACACTGAGGAAAGTTATGAAAATCATCATGGTAGAAAAGCAGGGGCTTATGGACGATTTGGCGGCGTGGGGCGTAGCGCCAAATTATGCCCGTTTTTTCCTGGCCAAATGCCAAGAAGTTGATGGCCTTGTTGCCCTGGAGCCGTTTGTTTTCAATGATTCCATGCACTTGACCAGCCCTTACCAGTGGTTTGCCTCCAATGCGGCGTTTTGGTGCCGTGCATACCGTGAAGCAGGCACCGCCGAAGAACAGGCGGAAACCCTGGCATCTATCCGCGCCCTGTTCTATGTGGCGGGGATGTTGGGGCAGGGCAGCATTACCGCGCTGATCCTCCAATGGTGGTCGGCAACCTATGAGCTGCACCGCCTGCCAGCGCCGAACGTTTCACCAGCTGACTCGCTGATTTTTCGGGACGGCAGCGCGTCACGCTTTATCGAGACAACTACCGGCCAGCGCCGACACTAAAACCCACTAATCACAAACGCCCCACGGCTTCCACCTGGTAGCCGGGGGATTCTTTTTGCCCAAATCGGAGAAAGCACCATGCCAACTATCGGCCAAGACATTAGCAACCGCGCCGCGCGCGCCTCCCTTAAACATGCGCTTGACCTGGCGCGCCGCGAAGCCCAGGCGGATGCCGCCGTGAAGTTTTCCAGTCACTTAGACCGTATGGCCACCTCAATGGCCAACCAAGATTTATCCGCCGTGGAGATCGTGGAACTGCTGCGCCAGGACGCTGAGAAATGGAAAAACGAGGGGCTTTCATGTGCTGGGTACTGCTGATCGGCGGCTTTTGTGCCGTCTGGGTGTGGATGGGGCGCGCGGCTGACAAAGAGGCGGCGCAGCGCCCTGAAATGCAAAATTACGATTAGGTGATGTGATGAGAATGCATGATTTAAAAATCCGTCCTGAACATTTCGCGGCAGTGGTAAATGGTCAGAAAAAGGCAGAGTTTCGCCTCAATGATAGAGGTTACTGTGTCGGCGATCTCCTTTGCTTACATGAATTTGGGCAACACCCGGAGTTTGACCACTTGGAAGGGTTCCTTGGTAATCACGTCTGGGTGCGCATTACTCACATTACTAACCTGGAGGAATGGCTTTCAGGGTATGTGATGCTGAGCATTGAGCGGGAGCCGTTCTCATGCTGAATCCGGTTGCATCTGCTACCGAATGGGCGTTCTCGTGGAACGCCCCACGTCCAGCGATCGCCAGTCCCTTTCCGACTTATGACGAGATTCACCAAAGAGAAAAAGAAAACGAAGCGTTGGCGCGTGCCCAAGCGTTGTTGCAAAAGCAGCCGGCGATTGTTCGCCTGGATGTGACGCGCCGTGCCAATCAGCTTGAGAAAGAACAGGGCATTCAGCGGGCCAATGCGTTCTTGGCAAAAACCTTTGTCGAGCGCATCTTGCCGCGCGTTAACCTGATTTCAACCAGTTACCACATCTCGGAAATGACTGCCGACACCGCCCAGCTAATGTGGCGGTTCAACAACTTGCCGGATATGGCGCGGGCCGATATTGAGCTACTTGCCCAGGACATTGCCGGCTTTATCTGCCTTGAGCTGGGCACAATCAACCAGGAAATGGCGGATTGTGGCGATCTCAAGGTAGCGCACGCGCTGTTTGTTCGCGCTGGCACTATCACCCAGGCATTCCGCCAGAATGTGCCTCACTGGGAAAAAATGATTAACCGCTTTTTCTGCGAAGATGAGGCGGTTTCCGCCGTGTCTCGCATGATGTCTGATAAGTGGTGGCTCGGCCGCCTGCGCCGTCATGCGGGCGAATGGCGCGAACACTTACAGATTGCGCTGAACAACGTGAGCAAGCGCGCCAGCACCTACGCCAGCAAAATGACCATTCACGAATGGAAGGAACAAAAGCGCCGGACGCGCGAGTTCCTCAAGTCGATGGAGCTTGAAGATGAAGATGGCAACCGCATCAGCCTGATCGACAAATATTGGGGCAGTGTGGCCAACCCGGCTATTCGCCGCACTGAAATGATGGTACGCATCCGCGGCTTTGAAAATATCTGCAACAGCCTGGGCTACATGGCGGAGTTTTACACGCTAACGGCCCCGTCAAAATTCCACGCCACCACGATCCACGGACACCGCAACCGCAAGTGGAACGGCAGCAGCCCGGCGGACACCCAGCGCTATTTGCGCCGCGTGTGGGAGAAAGCGCGCGCCAAGCTGCACCGCGAAGATCTGCGTATTTTCGGCATCCGCGTGGCCGAACCGCACCACGATGGCACCCCCCACTGGCACATGCTGTTTTTCATGCGTCCAGACGAGGCCGACCAGGTGCGGCAAATCCTGCGGGATTACGCCTTTGAGGAGGATGGCGTGGAGCTTATTACTGCTAAAGCCCGCAAAGCCCGTTTCCATGCGGAAACCATCGACCCAGAAAAAGGCTCCGCCACCGGCTATGTGGCCAAATACATTTCCAAAAATATCGACGGGTACGCCCTGGACGACGAGCTGGACGACGAAAGCGGCAAGCCGATGAAAGAAGCGGCTGCCGCTGCTGCTGCCTGGTCGGCGCGCTGGCGTATCCGTCAGTTTCAATTTGTTGGCGGTGCGCCGGTGACTGTTTACCGCGAACTGCGCCGCATGTCCGATCATGATACGGCAATGGGCCTAAGCGTTGAGTTTGCAGCGGTACACGATGCGGCAGACGTTGGCGATTGGGCCGGTTATATCAATGCTCAGGGCGGGCCGTTCGTTCGCCGCGATGAGTTGGTTGCCCGTACCTGGTACGAGGTAAGCCAGGACGTTAACCCATTTGGGGAGGAGGTGATCAGGGTGAAAGGGGTGTTTTCTCCATCCGTGGGCATGGATACGCCGATTTTAACCCGTGTGACGCAGTGGAAGATTGTGCCGAAGTTGGCCGCCGATCAGGCGGCTGGGGTTAGCGACGCGAACGCGTCGCCTAGGAGTTCTGTCAATAACTGTACGCCAGAGGAATGGCGGCGATTATCGAGGGAGTTACAGCGACGTGGTTTTGCCGGCGATCAGTATGAGATAGACATACTCACCAGGGGCAGCGCCCTGCGGATATACGGCGACCGAATGTTAAAAATGCGCAATGGACGCCTGGAGGAAACGGCCAGCGATCCGGCGTGTGAGTTGTGGCCGGGCTGGAATGGGTAGTTACAGAATTATTCATTTTGCTAAATAATATGTATACTGTACGGATATACAGTATCAAATTGCTAAACCTAGAATAAGATGGAGGAAGCCGTGAGGGATTTTTTCTTTGAATCACTGGCTATACAGCGCATTGAACTTGTGGCGCGCTTAGTCTCTAACGGACGTTGCAGCAGCGACGATCGGGAGTTGGCTTTATCATGGATTTCTGAGATGACTACTACACTGGCGGCAGACGTTGAGCGGCAGATTCAAAAACGCCCCCAGGGTGGAGGCGTTAATTCAGGCGGCGGAGGCGGCACCCTGCAATAAATCGAGCATCATTTGCCGTTGTTGTTGGCTCATGCCTTCAACAACGGTTTTCAGCAACTTATCCCCTGTTTTCGCGCTGGGGCTAATCGTGTGGGAAAAGGTTAAATTCATGACAAAAGTATGCCCACACTCCACATCAGCGCAGGCGCAATAAATATCTGCAATCTGCCGGTGTTTCCGGTTGGTCTTGCGAATCACAGCCTTTGAGCCGCACTCCGGGCATTCAATTTTCAGGACTCTCATATTCCGCTCTCCAGCTGTTAAAACATGCCGGGATTTTAGCCTTTTTTGCCTCATGCTGCATCCTTATCTGTTGTTTCAGAAGCAAAAGTTAGATACAGGTGCGGAGGGATTTCAGGATCGTTCTTGATGGCCATTGCCATTCGGCGCACGATTGGGTACACCTCGCTTTTTTTATACGTCCGATCCACCTTTTCGGGGTCGCCTAATCCAGCTGTGTTCTGCGGAACGATGCCGGCCAATCCGGCAGGGAAGCGATGCGCGTTTAAAATGTCCTGGGCGCTGATGTTCTTGACGCTGGCAAATTCATCCTTTGCGGATATATCACCCATCTCAATAAATTTGATGGCGTCGCCGTCGCCGCCTGGAATGTTCACCAGGATCGTGGAGAAGTTGCCGATGCCTTTGCTGTCGCGCAACTGCCGTTCGATTTCTTCCTCCATTTCATCCGTCATGCTGGGATCTCGGGTGTAAAGAATGCCGCCGGTATGCGCCCCGTTATGGTAATAACGGCGGCGAAAAATGACCGCTTCACTGTTAAGCAACGCCGAGTGAACACCGCCGATGTAATCGGGTAAGCCGTAAATATGCTGCTGTGGGTCATACATCTTGATGAAGATAATATCTTCCTCGGGGTACACCTGCGGTTCCCCTTCTTGCAGTACGACATAATCGCCAGGAATATCGTGCCCATCCTCCTGAGTTCTGCGCCGGCGCAAGTAGAGGCCGGGCAGGGGTTCCAGCCCAATTACATCCCCCCATCCGTTGCGCACTTTGGCTAACGCAATATCGCCGAAGGTCAAATAATCAAAAATTGCTGCCTCCAGTTGGTCATAGGTAAGGCCGCCGCCCTGGTAATCAGACAACACCATGTTTTTGCGGGCGTGAATAATGCCGCCATGCTGGCCGTTGAGATTGATAAGCTGCGCCAGGGCTAACCGGTCGATAGGCTGCGTGTAGTGATCGGCGGCTTTGTCATACCAGATATTCCGGTAATCCGTTCCCGTGGTTAAAACTGGTTCGGGCTTATCAAATGAGATGATGCTCATTTTTTTTGACTGTGGGCCGCGGTGCTCGCGTTTCACATACTTTTTCTTTTTCGTCATGCTGCTTTTTTCACTCCCCATCGGGATTTGGGTTTGTTCTCGTAGTTAAGGGGTTCGTTATGTAGGGCGTGCGTGATCGCCCAAAACGCCTCGGCGTGGCCAGTGTCTTGGCTGCGGTCAGCAACAAACGTCATTGCATTACCGCTTTGGGTGGTTGTACGGCGCACCGCCATAAAGCTGGCGGCGATCTCTTTCAGGTTTTTGTCCCATTCGATGCGCTGGCTTTCCACCACGTCAGCCGCTTTTAAAACCAGCTGATTTTTCGTGTTCACGTCATAACGGATAGGCACCGCCACACGCATGGCAAAGTGCTGGATGTTGTCGAATACACCGCTCCCTATGCCGGTAATGTCTACCCCCAGGTAGGTGAAGTTGTATTTTTTAAACAGCTGCTCAATCTGCCTTGCCTGGTATCGGAAGTTGATGCCCTTCCAGTAAATCACCTTCAATACGCGGAATTTCTCCACGGCAAACATGGGGGGAGCGACAATCACAAAGCACGACAAATCACCGCTGCGGGCGGGGTCAAAACCTCCCCAAACGGGGCGATCGCCAAATGGGCGCAAGGCCTCCGGGTTGTGATCTTGCCAGGTGTCCACCTCAACGCCGCAGGCTTCCAGGTCGGCGAAGCTAAAAACGGAGTCCTTGCTATCAACAAAGACGCACATATAGAGCATGTTGAATGTGGCCGTGTTGTAGCGGTTGCGCAGTTTTTCAATATTGGCCAGGTTGAAGCCGCCGGCGATCGCGTCTTCCATCGTAATGATGTAGCGCCATTGGCCATCAGGGCACACCCGGCCAGCGTCGCGCAGTTCATCGAAATCAGGGAATTTAACCGCCGTGCGCTTTTTGCTGCCCTGTTTCCATTCGTCCCCCATCCAAAATGGGTATGCCTGGTGCGTTTTGGCCGATGGTGTAGAAAAGTAGGTTGTGCGCCATTTGTCATGGGTGGCCATTGCGCTGGCCACCTCGTTAAGGTGGGTGAAGTTCGGCACCCAAAAATACTCGTCGCAATACAGGTGCCCGCTGTATGACTGCGCCGTGTTCTTGTTGGTTGAGAGGAAACGCAGCTCTGCGCCGTTGCTCAGGCGGATAGGGTTCCCGGTCAGGGTGATGCCGAAATATTGCTCTGCAATGTTGACGATATAAGACCGGAATACCTCCGCCTGCGCCTTTGACGCGGAAAGGAATATTTGCGGATCGCCCGTCATTACTGCATTTTCAAACGCCTCATACGCGAAATACCAGGTTGCCCCGATCTGCCGGCTTTTAAGGATGTTTCGCACCTGCTGGCCAATATTCTGGCGCAGGTGCTTTTGGTAGGCGAAAAGGTGTTCTTCTGCCCAGGTATCGAAATCTTCCTGCGTCAGCGTAGAAATATCATTTTTCTTATATTTCCGTTTGCCTTTGCGCCCTTCCTCGTCGTTTGCGTGTTCGCCTGCCGGTTCTCCGCCCTGGCTGCCTGCCATCTTCTCTTTATGCTTATTGCGCTGTGCCCGTAGCTTTGTGGCATGGGCGATAAGCAAGTCCATTTCTTTCAGGTCGAGATCGCTTTTATTATCACGCCCGGCAAGTAGCTGATAGCGCCTTTCGATCGCGTCTTCTGTGCTCTCAACGCTCAGCAGAGCCTGCCAGCCATATTTTTCAGCCCAATAGTAAACGATCCGCCCATTAGGCAGATTTAATTCGGATGCAATTTCCTTAGGCGTATAGCGGCGCAGGTAAAGAGCGCGCGCAACGCCTTTTAATTCTTCAGAGTATTTAGCCATGCGGTTAATTATGCCGTGGCTGTAATAAAAAATGACGGCGCAGATTCGTGAATGTTCGATAAAGGGCTATAACCGAATTATCCAGAATAATGCAGGGTGCGCCGGTGTGTTTAATTGGCAATAATTGATTTGCAGCGTCAGGGGGGGAATCAGGAGGGATATGTCTCATTTAAAAACTGACTGGCTGTGTGTTGCTACCGAAGGGGATACCGTTGATGGGCGGATATTAGAAAGACAATGGATTGTCGATATGGGGGAAACCTACGACATAAACCACTATGCCGCACTGATCTGGCCTGAGCATGAGTGTGACGCCGGTAATTTTGGCGAAGTCCTGGATGCGTTTTGGCAGGATGGGGATGATGGTTTAGCCCGGCTATTTGTCAGTATCTGCCCAAATAGACGTTTGCTTTATGCGAATGAGGAAGGGCAATTACTTTATTTCTCTGTTGAGCCAGAACTTAACTGGCGCGGTGGGGAACGTACTTACCTCAAGGGGCTGGCTGTAACGGATACCCCAGCCAGTATTGGCACCACACGCCTGCGTTTTAGTCGGCGCAACTTAACTAAGAAGGGATATTACAGTTATGTAATTTCCCATGATGGCAAAATTAAGCAGGAAGGAAAGATGAAAAATTGGCAAAAGCTGTTTGGTATTAAACCGAAGTTTGAGGAAGAAACCCCACAAGACGATTCGGCGCAAAACGACGATAAATTACAGGCGTTGGCAAATGCGTTGAACGATCTGGAGGCGCGTGTAGCCACCATTGAAAATCAGCTTAATTCCGTGAAGGAAGACGTGGACACCATTACAGAAGTGGTAGACACGGAAGAGTTTTCAGCTATTCGCGATAACGCGAAAGAAATTGTTAACCGTTTCAATTCCCTGGGTAATGGCGGTAAACGTAATCCAGGCCGTAAACTTCCGTCTAAAGCCGGCAAGTTCAATTACCTGTAATTCTCGCACACATATAACGAGCTATTAATTAATCGCATTGCTGCGAGGGAGTTTTATGTATCTTAATAATGAAGCACGGGATTTACTGGATAAATATTCGGCTGGTATGGCGGCGCATTATGGTGCCCGCGATACCTCCCGTTATTTCTCCATGAATAACCCGCAGGAAATTGCGCTACGCCTGGCGATGCTGGAGTCTGTCGAATTCCTGAACATGCTTAGCTGCATGGACGTTGACCAACTGAGTGGCCAAGTGATTTCGGTGGGTGCTTCCGGTTTGCATACGGGCCGCAGTGAGAACGGGCGTTTTCACAAGCGTGTTGGCGTAGACGGTAATACCTACGATCTGGTTGAAACCGACAGCAGCGCGGATCTGCGCTGGGATCTGCTCTCTGTTTGGGCCAATGCCGGCCAGGAAGAAAACGAGTTCTTTAACCTCGTACAGACGTTTTCTACCCAGGCTTTCGCGCTGGATATGCTGCGCATTGGTTTTAACGGTAAAACCCGCGCCAAGACTACCGACCCCGAAAAGAATCCAAACGGTGAAGACGTAAACATCGGCTGGCATGAGCGCATGAAATCGATGCTGGGCGGTAGACAAATCATGACTGATCCGGTGGTGCTGGATGCGGCCGGCGATTACAAGTCCTTGGATTCAATGGCGCAAGATTTGATTAACGCCAAGATCCCGGAGCAATACCGCAATGACCCGCGCTTAGTTGTGCTTGTCGGTGCCGATTTGGTCGCTGCTGAACAGTACCGCCTGTATCAGGCCGCCGATCGCCCAACCGAAAAAATCGCCGCTCAAATGTTGGGTTCAACAATTGCCGGGCGCACGGCCATTATTCCGCCATTTATGCCGGGTAAGCGCATGGTCGTTACGCCGCTGAAAAACCTGCATATCTATACCCAGCGCAACACCCGTATGCGCAAAGCGGAGTTTGTGGAAGACCGTAAACAGTTCGAAAGCAAATACTTGCGTAATGAAGGTTATGCGGTGGAAGTGCCGGAGCTGTACGCGGCTATCGATGAATCCGCTGTAACGATCGGCAAGGTTAACGAACCTCTGGAGGGCTGATAAATGGCACTTTCTCCCGCCCAGCGCCATAACCAGCGCATTGAGATGGAGCAAAAGCTAAAGCAGAGCCAGGCGCTTGAAAGCACGGAAAGCCTGCACCTGATGATCAGGGCGCTGGAAGCCGATGTTGAGCATGTTCGAAGCCTGCCTTTGATTGCCGATCGTGTTGAGTTTAAGCGCGACGTGTTGTTACCGCGCTGGATGCCAACGGTGGAAGCCTATTTGGCCAGTGGCCAGGTTTATGCAAACCCTGTTTTGGCGTGGTGCGTGATCTGGTTATTCGATGTGGGCGACCTGGATAAGGCGTTGGATCTGGCTGACATTGCGATCGGGCAGCACCAGGCCACGCCGGAGCAGTTGCGTAGCAATTTCCCCACGTTTGTGGCGGATACCATGCTGGCATGGGCGCAAGAGTCGGCGGGGCGCGGGGAAAGTGTTGAGCCGTATTTCTCTCGAACGTTTGAGCGTGTGGCGAACACCTGGCGCTTGCATGAGCAAGTAACGGCGAAATGGTACAAGTTCGCGGGGCTGGAAATGCTGCGCGGTGACGGCGGGCAAAAAACGGCGTCGGGTGTGGATGATGTACAAACGCTGGAAAAAGCCGATCAGCTGCTGGCTACCGCTGAATCGCATTACTACAAAATCGGCGTCAGGACTGCGCGGCAGAACATTGCGGCGCGGATGCGAAAACTGACGCAGGGTTAAAGACTACCGCAAGCCAGGCGGGCGCGGTGGAGGGCAGGCCACGAAAGTGAATCTGCGCCGTGGAAACCGGTCAGCCCGCCCTTTTACGGGGAATTTATGTTTAGCGGAAAGCCGATTGATTACCAGGATGAGCCGCTCAAAAACGCCGGATTTTGGCCGGACTTGAACCTGAAAGATTTCCAGGCGCAGCGGTCATTACCGCCCGATATTGACGCCAACACTATCGCGCAAGCGCTGCTGGCGGCAGTGACGGAAGTTAACGCGGAGCTGGAAACTGTAGAGGCGCGGTGGAGGATGAAAGGTTATCTGGCGGCGGCTGATGTTCCAGGGGTAAGCCTGGGCGACCTTAACGGCCTGTGTGCGCAGTACCTAAAAGCGGTATTCGCCAGGGCGAAAGCCGATCTGTTGGGGGAGTTCGCCACGATTGGGCGTCGTGATAGCCACCCTGGGCAGGAAAGCACGGAAACCCGCGCGGGATTGTTGGCGGAGGCGTCTGTAGTGATCCGCCGCATGAAAGGGCTGAAGCGGGCAACGGTGAAAAAGGTATGAGCAAGTTAGAGACGCTAACCGCGTTCCTCAAGGCCAATTTGCCGGCGCGCGTGGCCAACCTGGAGTTTAACAGCGACATGGAAGAAGTGAGCTTCATCAATGCGCAAAAGGATTTGGGGCTGAACCAATACCAAATGGCAGTGATGGAGTACGAGGCGGTTTTGTCCTGGGGGCGCTTCCCGTATCGCCAATTTGACCCGCGCAACCTGTGCGCGCTGTTGCTGGCCTGGCTGATTGAGAACGCCGACCAGGGGCTAATTGAACAGGGGTTCGAACCGACTTTGCCGGAGCTGGCGATCGTGGTCACGGACGATAAAACCGCGTTGGTGGAAATCGCGCTCAAGATGGCCGAGCCGCTGACGCTGACCCAGGACGAAGAAGGGCTAATCCCTTTCGACGGCAAGCGCTGGCGGTTGGCCGACCCGGAAATTTGGTGGGCCCTGGAAGGGCGGATTTATGGCGTAGATAGCACCGGCGCGCCGATCGGTGAAACACCGTGATTATCAACGGCGAGTTGAGCCGCCCGCAGCTGCGGGCGCTGCGCAAGGAGTTGGCCAAGCTGGAAATGCCCCAGGCCAAACGCCAGCGTCTGCTATGGCGCATGGCCAAATACGGGGTGATAGCCGCGGCTAAGCGCAACGTGCGCAACCAGCAGCAACCGGACGGCACGCCCTGGGAAGGGAGGAAGACCCGGCGACGCGGCAAGATGCTGCGCAACATGCCCAATTTGCTGCATATCCGCGACATGCCAGAGCGGGAGGCCGTAAGGCTTTACCTCCAGGGCGGTGGATACCGCAACGGCAATAAGGCCGTGCCGGCGGGCGTGGTGGGGTTTTCGCAATCGGCAGGTATGCGGGTTTCCATCAAGCGGGAACAGGTGGCCGGCAGGAAAGCCGACACCGAGCGGCAAGCCACGCTGCGCCAGGCTAAGAAGCTGCGCCAGCTGGGTTATCAGGTGAGGCGCGGGAAGCGCTGGCAAAAGCCGCCGCTCAAGGAAATTGTGGGAAATATGTCATTCGCGCAGGCCGGCTTGCTGATCCGCAAGTTGAGCGGCAAGGCGGCCAAAACGGCCTGGACGGTCGATTTACCGTCCCGCCCGTTCCTGGGCATGAGTGACGCGGATTTTAACAAAGCGTTGGCGCGTCAACTCCAGGCAATAGGGTTTGGCTGGAATGTGAAAGCGCAAGACATTAAGGGGAAACAATGAGTTGGCCAACGATTCAGGTTAACCAGATAAACCGGCACCAGGGCGAAACCAAAGAGATCGAGCGGGTATTGCTGTTTGTCGGGGCCGGTAAAACCAATATCGGCAAAACGCTGCCGGTGAACACGCAAACCGATCTGGATGTGCTGTTGGGCGTGGGGGATTCGGTGCTGAAAAGCAACCTCCAGGCCGCCAAGTTGAACGCCGGACAAAACTGGTTCGCGTATGTGCATGTGCTGGCGGAAGCCGACGCCGCCAAGAACTGGCCGGCGGCGGTACTGGCCGCGCAGCGTGTGGCGAGTGTGGAGGGCATCGTTAACTTGGTGCCGGCAACGCTCGATGTAGTGAAGCAGGCGCAGAGCCTGCGGGCGGAGATTATCGCCAAGTCTGGCCGCTGGCAGTGGTTCATTCTGTCGGTGGAATCGCTGCAAAAGGGCGAAGGTTGGGCCGAGTATGTGGGCCGCATCAACGACCTGCAAAAAGGCGTTGCCGAGCCGGCGATCCAGTTGGTGCCGCGTCTGTGGGGCAATGAGCCGGGGGTTTTGGCGGGCCGCCTGTGTAACCGCGCTGTGACGATCGCCGATAGCCCGGCCCGTGTGGCTACCGGGGCGCTGGTCGAAATGGGCAGCACGTCCACACCGGTGGACGGTTCCGGGGAAGTGTTGGAGCTGGCGACGCTCCAGGCGCTGGAGGCAAACCGCTTTAGCGTGCCGATGTGGTATCCCGATTACGACGGCCTTTACTGGTCTGACGGGCGCACCCTGGATGTGGAGGGCGGCGATTTCCAGGCGATTGAAAGCCTGCGCGTGGCGGATAAGGCGGCGCGCCGTGTGCGACTGCTGGCAATTCCTAAGATTGCCGATCGGTCACTGAACAGCACGCCAACCAGCATTGCGGCGCACCAACAGTATTTTGCCAAGACGCTGCGAGAAATGGCGCGCAGTACGCAGATTAACGGCGTGACGTTCCCCGGCGAAGTCAAAGCGCCGCTGGAGGGGGATGTGCAAATTACCTGGCGCACCTCCACCAAGGTGGAAATTTACCTGGTGATCCGTACCTACGAATGCCCGAAAGGCATCACGGTTAGCCTGATGTTGGATAACTCGCTGGAGGGCGCGGCATGACAAAACGAATTTCTGGCCAGTCGGTTGATTTCAATATGGACGGTGATTTAGTCCATGCGGAAAAAGTAAGCCTGAGCATTACCGACAACACCGCCGCAGCCCAAACGGGCGGCGTGCCTGATGGCTGGGTTTCCGGCGACGTGGCCGCCGAGGGGGAAATGGAGCTAAGCACCAAATCCCTGGCGCAGGTGACCGCCAAGGCGCGGGCCGCCGGCAGCTGGCGCGGCATCCCGCCGATTGATCTGATGTGGTACGCCAAGGCCGGCGGGGAGGAGCTGAAAGTTGAGGCGTTCGGCTGCAAGCTGATTTTGAGTGACATTCTGGATGTTGATCCGAAGGGCGGAAGCATCATGACGCACAAGATTAAGTTTGTGGTGACGGACGCGGATTTTGTGCGCCTGGGCGGCATTCCTTACCTGGAAGCGGAAGTGACGCAGAACCTGATCGGGTAAGGGATAGAGATGCAGGAGCATGAGAAAAATATTCTCTGGTTGTTGATGTTGGGGGCGGTGATCGCCGTGGGGCAAGTCCTGAGCAGCGAGGAACCCATTACCCTGCGGTTGTTTGTCGGGCGCATCGTGTTGGGATCGGCCACCTCGATGGCGGCGGGAGCCGCGCTTATCTGGGTGCCGGGGCTGTCGCCGCTGGCGATAGTGGGATTAGGGGCCGCGTTGGGCATCGCCGGCCACCAGGCTGTTGAGCTGTGGTTACGCCGTAAGGGAAGTAATCTTTTGAAAGGGAAAGGAAAATATGACTCTGAGTGAAAAACAGCAGCTGTTTACCGCCTTGATTGGCCAGCTGATCACCTGGGCCGGCGATCATGGCTACCGGCTGACGTTCGGCGAAGCCTACCGCACGCCTGAGCAGGCCGCGCGCAACGCCAAGACCGGCGCAGGCATCGCCAATAGCCTGCATACGCAGCGCCTGGCGGTGGACTTCAACCTGTTTATTAACGGCGTGTACCAGACCCAAACCGAGGCATATACACCGCTCGGCGAGTATTGGGAAAGCCTGGGCGGTGCCTGGGGTGGCCGCTTCAAAGACCGCCCGGACGGCAACCATTTTAGCCTGGCGCACGATGGGCGGCGCTGATGGCCAAGGGGGCATGGTTGGGCCTGCTGGCCCTGGTGGCCAGCTTTGCCGGCGGCTGGCAGGCCAATGGCTGGCATCGGGATAGCCTGGCGTTGGCCGTAGACCGGGCCGCGCAGCGGGCCGGGGAGGAATCCCGCCAGGCATCGGAGAACGTGGCCAGCCGTTCGGCCCGGCAGTTGGAAAGCAAGCTGGAGGCGTTGCGCGATGCTCAACCAAAAGAGATCCGCACCGAAGTGGTTAAGCCGGTATTTACCCGCGTTTGTGTGTCTGATGAGTTTGTCAGGATGTACAACGACGCCGCAGATAAAGCCGAACGTGCCATTTCAGGAAAGTTTGCTCGTTAAATGCCCGGAGCAATTACCCAGGATAAACGGGGTAACCGGTAAAGATGTTAGCGAGCCGTTATTAACCTATTTAGATATTTATCCGCTGTGCGCCGCGCGGCATAACCAATTAGTAGACGAAATAAATCAACGTAAGGAATTACAGCAATGAGCAAAGCAGAAAATAAAATCACTTTGACTATCCAGGGCAAAGACGTGGCTTTTGAGCCAAACACCACGGCCTATAACAGCCTGATTAACGATATGGCGATGGATAATAAAGTCGCCCCGCATGTGACCTATTTGCGCCGTATCGTTGCGGCGGAAAGTAAAACCGATCTGGATGAGCTGCTTAAACTGCCTGGCGCTGCATTGCAAATCGCGGAAGCGGTAAACGCGAAATATGCGCCGAAACTGGAAATTGAAGTAAAAAACTAACCAACCGGCTGCGGGCTATTGATAACAATTTCATTGAGCAAGCGCTAACGCTGCGGCGTTATTACTTGCCGGCTGAAAATGATAGCTCTGAGAACTTAGCCCGCGCCATTTGGCTGGATAACCGGCATTGGGAAAATATGCGCGTGGCCACCGCAAACGGCATTTCTTTGGCATTTAAAGGCGAATAATGAAACAGCTAGATTTTACCCTGAGCCTGATCGACAAACTGACGCGGCCCCTGAAACAGGCCCAGGCATCGGTTACCGGTTTCGCGGAAAAATCGCAAGCGGCCTTTGGCAAGATTGCCGTGGGTGGAGCCGGGTTGGTCGGCGTTGGGTTGTCGATTAAGGGCGCGTTAGGCCCAGCTATCGAGATCACCGACGCGCTGAACGCGGCGGCCACGAAAGGGATTGATGACAGCACCTTGCAGAAGGTGGCGGGCGATGCGCTGGCCTTTGCCGCCAAATATGGCAAGTCGTCGGTGGACTTTATCACGTCTACCGAAGCGATCCGCAGCCAGGTGGGATTGCTGACCAACCAGGAGTTGCCTGCGTTTGCCGTGGCGACCAATACCCTGGCAGCGGCCACGAAAGCCAGCGGCGCAGAGGCGGCGGAGTACATGGGCAGCATGTACAACAAATTCAGCAGCTACGCCGAGAAGATGGGCCGCGTGAACTTCGCCGAGCAACTCGCCGGCAAAACGGCCTACATGGTCAAAGCCTTTGGCACCAACATGGGGGCGATCTCTGACCTGATGGAGGGCGCCAGGGGCGTGGGGGCAAACTACGGCGTCGGCATCGATGAGCAGTTAGCCGTGATGGGGCAACTTGAGCGCACGTTAGGATCGGAAGCCAGCAGCGTTTACGAGTCGTTTTACCAGACGGCCCAGGACGGGGCCAAAAAGCTGGGGATGAGCTTTGTTAACGCGGCGGGCGGCATGGTCAGCTTGCCGGAAATGCTGGAGAAATTACAGGCGCGCTACGGCAAAAGCATAGAGGGGAACCTCAAGGCGCAAGCCGCGCTGGATGATGCTTTTGGCGATTCGTCGGTACTGATTAAGCAGCTTTACGGCAATGTGGATCTGCTGAAAAGGCACATTACCGAACTGGGCAGCAATGACGGCATGAAGCGCGCCACGGAAATGGCGGAGCGCATGGCCAATCCGTGGGAACGGCTTACCGCGATCTGGTATTCCATCCGGGCGGCGATGGGGTTAACGCTGTTGCCGGTGCTCTATCCGCTGATTAACAAAATGGCGGACGCGGGGCAAACCCTGGTGCGTTGGTTGAAGCTGTTCCCCAACCTGGCGCGGGCCATTGGCCTGGCGGTGCTGGCGTTCCTGAGCCTAGCGGCGGTGGGGGCGATAGCCAACCTGGCGATCGGCGTCCACATGTTCCTGATGCTGGGGTTACGCAACCTGCTGGGGCCGGTGGCCAAATTGCTGGGCCTCAATCGCCTGGCCATGCTGGCCGGCGGCGCGGCCACGGCGGTGTTTAACCGTGGCCTGGTGATGCTGCGCGCGGGCCTGCTGGCGGCGTCGATTGCCGCCCGCACCGGTGCGGTGTCGTTCCTGCTGATGAGCTGGCCGATCGCGCTGTTGGTGGCCGCTATCGGTGCCGTGGTGGCGGCGGTGTGGATGTTCTGGAAGCCGATTAAGGCGTTTGTGTCCGGGTTTATTGCAGGCTTTAAAGAGGCCGCGGGCGCGCTGTCACCCTTTGCCGGCGCGTTTGACCTGGTGAAGCGGGCGGCGGCTGGGGTATGGGATGCGATTAAGACGCTGTTTGGCTGGTTCGTTAACCTGCTAACCCCTGTCCAGAGCACGGCGGCGGAGCTGCAAGCCGTCACCACTGCCGGCCAGCTGTGTGGCCAGATCGTTGCCGGCGCGATCGGCTTGTTGCTGTCGCCGATTGAGCTGGTGATCAAGACGGTCGGCCACTTGTTCGATGCGTTCGGCATCGTTAAGCAAGGCTGGCTGGACGTGGTGGCCGCGTTTGATCCGTCCTCGCCGATTGAATCATTTATGACGATTGGCCGTGTGGTATCGGGCGTATTTACCAAACTGTGGGGCGTGTTCCGGTCTGCGTTTGCCGACACCTACAACTGGATCATCGACAAAATCAACATGCTGCCGGGCGTCAGTATTGACCCCATGCATGTGGATGTGGTGCCGACGGTGACCGAGCCCCAGGGAATGGTAAACGTGCCGCCGGTGACGGTGCCGGCGATTGATGCGGGCGCGTTGCCCACGGGCCTGGCCACGTTGGAGGGTAGCAGCGCATTGCCGGCAGCGGCCCAGGCTGTGGCAGTGGCCCCGGTGGCGGTGCCACAACCTGCGCCGGCGCTGATGCCGGCGGCGGGGGCGCGCAAAACGCTGATTGAGGATGTGCGCGATCCTATCGTGGTGCCCAGGGCGATGCAGGGGACGGCGGCGACGCCCGCACCAAAGGTGCCGGTGGTGAAGGTGCCGCAGCCCCCGGCGCAACAGGTGCAGGTGCTGGCCCAGGTGCAGACCGAGAAAAGCGCGCCGCCACCGCCCGCGCCGGATAAGTTGCTAAGCGGCGGCAGGTTAAAAGGAATTGGCCCCGGTGGGATTAATAAGGAAATTAACAATAATTCCCGAACCGTTACCGACAACCGTAAAAATATTGAGAACGTCCATATTAACGTTAAGCAGGGTATGACGCCCGAGCAGCTAATGGAATGGCAGGAATTAAGTTAATGAGCGAACCCCTTTATATAGACCTGCTAATTGAAAATGGCGATTTCTCGCTAAATACAGGCCGGGAGCCGGTGTTATGTCATAACCGGGTAAGCATTGGGCAAGATTGTGTCCATGCCATTTTAGAAAGTGGATTGGTCACGCAATTAGTGGCGGAAAGAAGTCCAACGCTTCGCGCTGACGTCATTATGCAAATGGTGTTGTTGCTGGAAGATGATACGCGAATTATTCCGGGCACGGTCGTGATTAGCGAGGAAACGTTAAAACGGCTTTGGGTGACCGCAGAAACTTATGATTTCGGCAAAGTGGAGGCCAGCGTTAATTATGACAATGAAACCGCAGGTTGATTACGAGAAAGCCTTAACAGAAAGCGGAATGCCAATTACCACGGAGCAAGTTAATTCCAAATTTAACGAGCTGGTGACCGCCGAAGGGTTAATTACCAATACGTCAAAAATGTCGCCGTTTTGGCGACTTATCCAGGCAATTATTACCGCCCCGGTAATGTGGTTAAAAGATGTTCTGGTGTCGGTCGTCATGGCCAACATGTATTTGGCCACCGCCGGCGGCACCTGGCTGGAAATGTTCGCCTGGGGCGTCAACGTGAAGCGTAAGCCGGCGACGGCAGCGGAGGGCGTTTTTCGGTTCGACAAGGAAAACGCCAGTGTCATGGTTACGATCCCCGCCGGCACGGTGGTACAAACCGAGCGGCTTAACGGCCATGTTTACAGCGTGGCGGTGGTGAAGGAAACCACGCTGGCCGCCGGCACCGCCGGCGGGCTGGTGCCGGTGAAAGCGACCGAGCCAGGCGGCGCGCATAACCTGGCCCCCGGTTACTACCGGATTTTACCCCAGGCGGTGCCGGGCATTGTGCGGGTGGAAAACGAGGAGGGCTGGTTGCTGGCCCCCGGCGCTGACCAGGAATCCGACGACGATTTACGGGACAGGGCGCGCAACCAATACAACCTGGCGGGCAACTATCACACGGATGCGGTTTACCGCAGCATGATCGCCAGCGTCGCCGGGCTGAGTATCGACCGAATTTTTTTCCAGCACGACGCCCCGCGCGGGCCAGGAACGGCAAATGCCTATCTGCTGCTGGATTCCGGCGTGGCCTCGCAGCCGTTTATTAACGCGGTCAATGATTACATCACGAACAAGGGGAACCACGGCCACGGCGATGATATGCAGTGTTTCGCCATGCCGGAAACCCAACACAACCTGGCCGTAACGCTGTTTGTGGAGAACAAAGCCAACTTTACGGCGGATGCGCTGGCCGCGCTGACGCGAAACAGCGAAACCCTGATCCGCTGTGCGTTCCGGCAAAACGCCGAGTACGACGTAAAGAAAACCTGGCCTTATGCGCGTTTCTCGTTTTCGAACCTGGCCAGGGAGTTACACCGTGCTTTCCCCGAGCTGGAATCTATCGCGTTTTCCCTGGGCGATATTGTTAGCGAGCTGAACGTGCCGCGTTTGAAAACCTTGAAACTGGAGGTTGCCGATGCCTGATTTTAAAGAACGCCTGGCGGGGATGCTGTTGCCGTCCTGGATGAATCGCGGGGAGCCGGCCAAGCTGCTGCGCGCCTGCCGCAATTTCTGGTTGTGGGTGCATGGCTGGCTGACCTGGCCGCTGAAACAGCTGGATGCGGCCACCTGCGCGGTGCCGTTGCTCCAGGTGCTGGCGTACCAGCGCGATATTACCCGCTTCAACGGGGAGCCGCTGGAGCTGTTCCGCAAGCGCGTGCAGTACGCCTTTATCAACGCCCGCGATGCGGGATCGGTGGCCGGCTTTATCGCCATTTTTGAGCGCCTGGGCGTGGGCTATGTGGAAATCCTGGAGCGCCAGCCGGGCATAGATTGGGACGTGATCAGCGTCCGTGTGACCGATGGCCAGGTGGCCAGTAATCCCGATCTGCTGATGCAGGTTATCCGGCAGTATGGCCGCACCTGTCGCCGCTATCGATTTGAAGTGATTAACAATTCTGTCCTGCAATTACGCGCTGGCTGGGTGGGATGTGAATACGTGACTTACAGCGCCGCCAGCGCGGCGGTCAGTACCAATAACCAACATTCCGCCACCGTGGCGAGCGCAACACTGAAAGGATAATCAACATGTCACAAACCGCGATCACCTTTGCCTTTGAGCAATGGAAAGCAAAAGAAGCTGTGAACGTTTCCCGCGTGGTGCTGGATGAGTTCGTTTTCGCCAACGTGCCGGGCCTCGATGCCGGTAAGCCGATTGACCGCAAAGAAGGGATGCCGCCGGCGGGCCAGATTGTGCACCGCCAGGCAGTGAACAAAACCGGCGTCGTGAACAACAATGCCGTGGTGTATTCGGTCACCCTGGGCACCGAGGTGGGCGATTTTGACTTCAACTGGATTGGCTTGGTGAACAAGGCCAGCAACACGGTGGCGATGATTGTTCATGCGCCGACGCAACGCAAGGTGGCCAATCATGCCGGCCAGCAGGGCAACGCGATCACCCGCTCCTTTGTGATGGAGTATGACGGCGCGGCCAGCGAGACGGCGATCACCACGCCGGCGGAAACCTGGCAGATCGACTTTACCGCGCGCCTGGGCGGCATCGATGAGATGCAGCGCCTGATTAACCGCGATCACTACGGTGCCGGCGCGTTCTTTGGTAATGGGTTCCTGGTGGCCAAGGCCGGCGCGCAGTATTTCGTGACCGCAGGCACCGGCTATGTGGGCGGGCTGCGCGCGGTGCTGGCGGCCAACCAAAACATTACCGTGACGGCCAAGCCTATCAAGGTGTGGGTTGATGTGAGTTTACAGGGCAACGTGGTAAGCCAGTGGGCGGCGGCGGTGAAATTCACCGTTGCGGCCACTGCGGCGGATTACACGGATAACGCCGGCTTTAAGCACTATGTGTTTGCGGTGGCCAGTATCGACGCCGCCGGCAACATTACCGACCTGCGCCCGCAAGGTTCCCTGTCCGACCAGGCCGGCAATGATGCCTATTTGCGCAAGGATGATAACTTGGCCTCCCTCAAGGACAAGGCGAAAAGCCGGGGGAGTCTGGGCCTGGGCACCGCCGCCACGCGCAACGTGGGCGTAGAAGGTGGCAATGTGATGGAGGTCGGGGCGTTTGGCCTGGGCATGGGTGCCCGGCATCGTGATGATGCTTACTGTAACCAGGGCGAAATCTACCGGTTAAACAACACCTCGAAAAATGCCCCCGGCAATCAGGTTTATGGCGTCTTAAGTCTGCCGTGCGACGGTGGCCCGTCAGGCGGCTATCTGGCGGTGCAGAATAACGCTGATGCTTTTATCGGTCGGTCGAATATTCCCGATAACGGGGTGACCTGGTTCCAGGTTTACACCACGCGATTTAAGCCGAAAGCGCAGGATGTGGACGCGGTATCGGCCACGCTGGGCGGCGAGTTCAAGAAGGAAATCCAGGCATCCGGCGGCGTGACGGTGGCAAATAGCTGGAGTTCTAAGCCGGGCGGGCTTTTCCCTGGGAACGGGGATGGGGCCAGCTATGAAACCTGCAATGTGGATGTGAAAAGTTGGTATGGCCTTGGCTTTTTCAACACCTGCAAAGGGGAAGGGATCCAGGGGCGCACGGCGTTTTTGAACGTGCGCACCGGGTCATTCTCGGCCAAGGGGCGGATCACTGGCGCATCCGTGTGGGATGGTAACGCCCGCGTTTACTCGCCGGCGAATAAGCCCACGGCGGCGGATGTTGGTGCGCTGACTGATGCCCAGGCGGCGCAGAAATATGCCCTGCGCTCTATCCGCGTGAACGGTAAGCCGCTGACCGGTGACGTTAACTTGTTGGCGTCGGATGTGAACGCCTGGAACAAGACCGAGGCAGACGGGCGTTTTGTTAAACAGGCCGGCGACACCATGATCGGGCCGCTGACGGTGCCGCGCATTGTATTTCCTGATGGGGCTACGGGGAACGCGGATAGCGATGTGAACCGCCCCAACGGATTTACCGTTGAATCGTTGGCGGAGGTCACCCATAAGGGGTATCCGGTGCCGGGTGGCATGGGGGTTTTGTTTACCGGTAAGGCAAACGAGTTTCGCAACGTGCAATTTTTGGTGGGGTCGGGTGACCGCTCTTTCTACCTGCGATCCATGCGGAAAGATAGCCCTGGCTCTACTGAGTGGGCGCGGGTGTACACCACGGACTACAAACCGACAATTAGCGATGTGAAGGCCGCCGACCACAGCAATAACTTTGCTGCGCGGATGGGGGTTGCCCGTGTGCTTACCGGGGCAGAAAAGCCGACGTCTCCAGGCGTATGGAGCGTGGAAAATAGCTCTTGGACGCCTGTTGCGTGGGGAACGCTGTATGTGACTACCAACGGCACCAATTTAAGCACGGCCTCCGGTAACGGGAAATTTATCCACTATCTGTTTATCGCCCACGGCAGCGCGAACAAGTTCTATGTTGCAACGGATGTGAACGGCGGATTCACCGGCTGGGAAAGCTATCTAACCAGGAAAGGCGGCCAGCTTTCGGGAACGTTGACGAGCAGTGCCGAAATTACGGCGAAATATCTGTCAACGCCAACGGGCGCACCTCCAGAAGGGAGCGGCGCGTTTTCCTCGCAACTCGACACCAAAGCCCCTTTCTATCAGGAAAATTACAATTGGGATGTTGTCGAGGGTGGCCGCTATGTCCCGTTGGTCAAAGGCAAAAGCACCCGAAAAGGGCAGGGTTACCCAACCGCTGTTAGCTTTGGCTATCTGATGGATGGGGCAGGCAGCTTTGCTAAGCCCTGCATTCATGTGCGGGGGGATAACAACGCAGAGGCTATCTGGCGGTTTGATCCGAACACTAAGCAGTTTGTGGCCCCCGGTAATTTGTATGCAGGCGGAGCCGCCTATCAGGTTGATGGCAATATCAGTGGCTCTATCTGGGGCGGTTATCTCAGCAACTGGTTGAACCAGAACTTTAACGGCCGCGTTGATTGGGGGACGTACAACCGTGATGTTGGGGCCAGGGCAACTATTGACTATGTAAACAGCCGTTCAGCTGTTGCCGGCGGCCGCAATGCCTGGTGGTACAAGGACGAGGTGACGGGGTTCATTATTCAAGGCGGGGTGGTTAACCGAGTGGACTATGTAAACCGTGTCGGTTTCCCACGCGCTTATGTGCGGGAGTGCTTCGGTGTGCAACTGACGTTGGCCAGTTCCAATGGGAATTGGTTCGGCGATAGTCGGGTCAATATCCAGGGGCGGGATCTGGATAACAACGGGTTTAATGCAATGATGGATGGTCAAGAACAGGTCGTGTTTTGGCAATCGGTGGGGGTGTAACGATGAGCTATGGATTTAGCGCAACGACCAAGGCTTTTTATGTTTACGAAGATAAAGAAAGCTATGAGGCAAACGGTAATTGGCCGGAGGATGTAAAGCCCGTTAGCGATCAGGTGTGGGAAAAATATTGTATGCAAGGCCCGGAAGGAAAAGAGCGCGGCGCAAATAAGCGCGGCTTGCCGTGCTGGGTTGATATTCCCGCTCCAGCAAAGGAAACGCAGACCGCTGCAGCCACCTGGAAAAAAGGGCTGCTACTGGAAAAGGCAGGCAAGGCGATCGCCCCCTTACAGGATGCGGATGATTTGGGGATTGCGTCAGAAGCAGAGAAAGCGGCGTTGCTGGCCTGGAAGAAATATCGGGTTTTGCTCAATCGCATCGATGTGGAACACGCGGACAAAATCACCTGGCCGGAGGTGCCGAGTGTGGCGTAAGGCTGTTTTGCGGATGCCTGGTGATATGCAGGCGCTGACGTGCTCGATGGTGCCGGCGCATCCGTGGGTTTATGGCGTAGGGCGGCAAGAGGCATCTGGTAGTTACCTCAGCCCGACCAACGCCGTGGATTACCTGGCGGGCAAGCTGGCCGGCCAGGGGGCCGAAATCACCGCCACCGTGTTTATGATCTGCGCCAACTCACACGCCGAGTTTATGCCGTTGGTGGCGTCGCTGTCGGGGGTGCTGCCGCTGCCGGCGTTAAACCAGGTGCAGCGCATGGCGCAGACGGCGGCCACGCAGGCCGTTACCCGGATGCAACTGCCTGGGAAGATGGGCGGCGGCTTGCCGGCGGCGGCGGTGCTTTCGACCAGTGCGCAGCGCCTGGCGATGAATGCGCAGCGTATCGCAGAAGCCAAGGCGGGCGCGGCGCTTGGGGCGAGTGTTGGCGGCTTGCAGTCGGCTTTGGCCGGCTTTGCCGAGGCTCGCCAATCCGCCCTGGCGATGGTGAGCGATGCCATGACGGCGTTACAGGGAAAAAGCGCGCCGGCGTGGGTGTTTACGGCGAAAGGGGCCGCCGCCAGCGTTGGCGCGGCGATGAAAAAGGATGTTCCCCACCAGGATGCGGTTTTTACCCTGGCGGTGTTGTTCGTAGGCAAGGATTTAGGGCAGTTGGAGGCGATGATCCATGACGATAGTCACGCTGGCGCTTAATGGTGAAGCTATCCCGCTTAAAGGGATCATGGTGACGCCGATGATGCAGTTTCAAGATAAAGACCAATCCGGGCAGACCTCGAGCACGGCGAACGCCGAACAGGGCATCAAGCCCAAGGAATTGCGCATTTCCGGCATGATCCCGTTTAGCGAAGCCAAGGTGTTAACGCGTCTGTTTGCCCTGGCGGAGGCCACGGAGGGCGGCAAGTTGAAACGCTACCGTGTGGCCAACCATACCGCCCAGGCCATTAACTTTAGGCTGGCGACGTTCACCGGTTCGATTGACGCGCCGAAACAGGACGGCAAGCAAGCCTGGCTGGTGACATTCACGATGCGCGAGCATTTGAGCGTGCCGGAAAAGAAAGACGCGCGGGAGGGCAGCAAAACCGCCGCCAAAAAACAGACGCCAGGCGCGAATGGGCAGGTAAACGGGAAGGGCGCAGCGGCAGAAGACGAGCAGAAATTGAGTTGGTTCGAGCGCCGTGTTTTGAAGCCGGCGGATGATGCGTTGGCCGGCGTGGTGGGGGGCGAATGAAACCGATTAAGCGTCTGATTTTGTCCGGGGATGCGGTGCCGCTGGTTGATCTTAACCTGGTGCTGGAGTTGAACGGCTGCGGGCGCGGGTTTATCACCGCGCAGACCGAAACGGACTACACCGGCAAGCTGGTGCGCCTGGATGCCGGCTATACGGATAGCCTTTTGCGTTGGTTCACCGGGTATGTGGAGCGCGCGCAGCCGGCAGAGAACGGTTTTCAGCGGTTGTTTGTGCGAGAGCTGGCCGGCGTGTTTGAAAGGTTGTGGCCGTGTTCGTTCCAACACCCGACGCTGCGCCAGGTGGCCAGCTGGCTGGAGGAAAACAGCGGAATAACGATCGCGCTGCCGGCGCAGGCGGATTACCTGGACAAGCCGATCCCCCACTTCACCCATAGCGGGACGGGTTATCAGCTGTTGGCCAATCTGGGGGCCGCGTTTGGCGTGCCTGATTACGTTTGGCAACCGTTGCCGGATGGCGGCGTGTTCCTGGGGAGCTGGGCGCATTCCATGTTTGCCGGCAAGCCGGTGGATATTCCCGCCGAGTTTAGCCAGGCGCGCGCTGGCGGCAACAGCATGACATTGCCAATGGTGCAGGCGCTGCGCCCTGGTGTGGTGGTCAATGGCCGCCGGCTGTCGAGTGTTCGCCTGGAAAACGACGACACCACGATCACCTGGCTGGCGGTAAACCCGCTGACGGGCAAGGCCGTGGCCATGACGCCGGCACAGCGCCAGATTGATGCGGCTTACCCGGAGTTGTCGGCGGGACTGCATCTGCCAAAATTCGCCAGGGTAGAGGCCCACGCGGAGGCGGTGACCAGTGGTGACCTGGCCGATCCGTTCCGGCCACGCTACGCCGTGGATTTGCAGCTGTTGGACGCAGACGGCCAGCCGGCAAAAAACACGCCGATTTATCCAGCGGTGCCGCTGCCGGTGCCAATGGCGGGCCAGGATTCGGGCATGTTCCAGTTTCCGCCGGTGGGAACGCTGGTTGAGGTGGCTTTTACTGATGGGCGGCCTGATAAGCCGTTTATCCGGCAGACGCTGGCCCAGGGCAACACGCTGCCGGATGTGAAGCCCGGCGAGCAGCTACAGCAGCAACGGGAGGAGGTTTCCCAGCGGGTGACGCAGGCAGGGGATTGGGAGCGGAAAACCGACCAGGCGATCCGTGAAAACTCCATGACCAGGGAAATTCAGGCCGATGAGGAAACGCGCACCGTGGTGGCCAGGGGCACAACGGTGCAGGCTAACGATAAAACCACGGTGCTGGGCACATCCACCTTGTTGGCCGGTGCGGTGCAGCACATCGCAGAGGGCGATTACAGCGTAGCGACGCAGGCCAACGCAGTGGCCAGCGTGGGCGGCGATGCCACCACGGCGGTGGCCGGCAGCCTGATGGAGAAGATCGGCAAAATCCGCAGCAGCATAGCGGCAGCGCGCCAAGACGTGATCGCCCCGGTGGTGTGGGTGGGGAGCCAGCAAATCAACGTGATGGCCTTGATGCTGGAAACGCTGGAGGTGGTGCAGGAGCTGGCGCAGCAGACTGCCGCCCACACCCACAGCAACACCGGCACACCGCAGAACGCGCAGGCAATCAGCGCCGCCGGCACGAAGTCCAGCCAGCTGAAAGACAAATACGCGCCCGTGATTGGATAGGGCTAAATATTGATCGCCCGCACCGATCAATAATGAGTAATTGATCTACACAACCAATTATCTTTTGAGCGCGTAACCGTGTAGAAATTGAACAAACAAGAAAGCCAACACCAGGAAGCACCAGCCCGCCCCGCGCGGGCTTTTTCATGCCCGCAATCTGGCCGCCTGTGCGCCATTCTGAGCCGCTTTCCAGCCCGGCGACAATCCCACGCGAATAAATCCGATCACCGCAGCAGCGTGCCGCCAGCGCGGCAGAAACCCCACGAAATAAACATCTTGCCCACGAAAACGGCACTACACCGCACCCGCCTGCGCAATTTGGATCAGGAAATTTTTTCAGTTCTGATTTTCTACAAAACACCCCGCCGGGCCGCGCCATGCCTGGGGCTTTGCGAGCAAACCCAAACTGAAAAGATTGAAAAGAATTTCAGTGTTTTTCAGTTTTCGGATCGCGTGGCGTTATGGGTGTAAAGCACAATGCATTGAAAAATATGGAATAAATATATATTACGTGGATCGTGGCGTGGTTGGAATGGATCGCCAAGAAATGCTGGCAGAATGTGGTAAGCCAGATGCCGCAAGGGTTTAGAGGCCATGCGGCTGTTTTGCTCAAACTGAAATTACTTCATTAGAAAAGTAACTTTGCAGCAGTCATGCAAATTGCTGCGACGCCGATTAAAGTTGCAGCAATCCACTTCGTTTGAGTAGAAATTTCTTTGTGAACGCCAACCATTGCCTGGTGCATCTCGGTACGTAGAGTTTGGATGTCTGTTTTAGATGATGCACTGTAGTTAGCAAGGTCTGCTTTTGTTGCAAAATTTTCTGAGCGAACGAGTAATTTAGCGAGATCAGTTTTGATTTCACCTATCTGAAGTTCAAGTTTTTCGACCCTTTTTTCCAAATCACCAGGCATATCTCCTCCGCCGTTACTACCGTCATTGCTACCCCTACGACGATTATCTAATTGATATATATTATCATTCATCTTTGCCTTCCGTGCTTTCCTTAACTTGTTGCGCGGTTAGCCAACTATGGACCCTGTGCGCCGAGAATGTGGTGTTGAAGCCGCATTTCTCACAGTGAAGCATATAATAATAGTTTAAAACATGCTCTGTTGGAATAACCGGCACATGTTTGAATAAAGTGACATAAGTAATTGTCTGATAGGGATTTGCGAGATTTGCTTTCGACGTCTCTGACACTATCGATACGCCGTTGCCACACATAACGCAGTTCGTTGTTACTGAGTTTTTATCAAGAAACTTGAAGAAATCCTCTGTTAAAACCCGCGAGTATGGGCCGCCTTTAAATTCTTTTTCGTTTTCAGTCATACGCCGCCTCCTGTGGCTAAACCAAATTGACTTGATAAGTTAATCATTGCAAGTTTGCTAACATCCATCAATGCAAATGATTTGAGAGTTTTCGGCTTGAAATGAGTGTGCAAAGTGGATGTGCAAAAGCACTGTCGCCATTTTATCGCCATTAGCTACGGCATCGGTTTTTAATGGTTTGTTTTAAAAGGGTATTTTTTAAAAGCAACAAAAAACCCGATAATCTTGAACCTAAAAGGCGGGATTATCGGGCTCCACAAAATGGGGACATCAAAGAAAAGCAGTGGCACTAATTCAGACTGCGGCCCCCAACGAAAGTTCTGGCCGGCGACAAAAAAATCAAAATATTTTTATCGCCGATCCATCTCTCCCGCTAATCGATCAGCCGAGTATGCCCGGCCATAGCACCACGATGAGTGAACCCGCCAGCGTTAACAGCACGTTAGCGATGGCGTAGGTGCCGGCGTAACCCAGCGCCGGGATGTTGCTGCGCGCGGTATCGCTGATGATCTCCATCGCCGGTGCGCAGGTGCGGGCGCCCATAATCGCGCCGAACAGCAGGGCGCGGTTCATGCGCAGCACGTAGGCACCGAACAGGAAGCAGATAATCACCGGCACCAAGCTGACGATCAGCCCGGCGATCAGCATCTGGCCGCCGACCGCGCCCAGGCTGTGGCCGATGCCGGCGCCGGCGCTCAGGCCTACGCCCGCCATAAACACCATCAGGCCGAACTCTTTCACCATGTTCAGCGCCCCCTGCGGAATGTAGCCGAAGGTCGGGTGGTTGGCGCGCAGGAAGCCGAGCATAATGCCGGACATCAGCAGGCCGGCGGCGTTGCCGATGCCGAACGAGAAGTTGCTGAACTGTATGGTGATCTGGCCGATCAAAAGGCCGATGATGAAGAAGGCGCAGAACGCCAGCAGATCGGTCACCTGGCTGTGAATCGAGATAAAGCCAATTTTCTCCGCCACGCTCTTCACCCGGCGCGCGTCGCCGCTCACCTGCAGCACGTCGCCTTTGTTGAGCACGATGCTGTCGTCGATCGGCATTTCGATCTGGCTGCGGATCACGCGGTTGAGGAAGCAGCCGTGGTCGGTCAGCTTCAGCTGGCTCAGGCGTTTGTTCACTGCGTTGCTGTTCTTCACCACGATCTCTTCGGTCACGATGCGCATGTCGAGCAGATCGCGATCGAACACTTCCTTACCGTTGCGGAAGCTCGGATCCAGCCGCGCGTGGGCGTCCGGGTAGCCGACCAGCGAGATCTCATCGCCCACCTGCAGCACCGCGTCACCGTCCGGGTTGGCCAGAATGCCGTTGCGGCGGATGCGTTCGATGTAGCAGCCGGTCTGGCGGTAGATGCCCAGCTCGCGCAGGTTCTTGCCGTCGGCCCAGGCCACCAGCTCGGGGCCGACGCGGTAGGCGCGGATCACCGGCAGGTAGACCTTGCGCTGGCTGTCGGTGTCCAGGCCGCGTTCACGAGCGATTTGCTGGGCGGAGGTGGACAGATCCTGGTGCTGCAGCTTCGGCAGGTAGCGCGCGCCAAAAATCAGGCTGACCAGACCGATCAGGTAGGTGAGGGCATAGCCGAGGCTCAGATGATCCTGCGCCGCCAGCAGCGCCGGGCCGTTGACGATGGTGTTGCGCAGCGTATCGCCGGCCCCCACCAGCACCGGCGTGGAGGTCATCGAGCCGGCCAGCATGCCGGCGGTCAGGCCGATGTCCCAGTGGAACAGCTTGCCGAGACCGATGGCGATCACCATCGCCGAACCGACCATCACCAGCGCCAGCATCAGGTAATTTTTGCCGTCGCGGAAGAAAATCGAGAAAAAGTTAGGCCCGGCTTCCACCCCGACGCAGAAAATAAACAGCATGAAGCCGAGATTCAGCGCCTCGGTGTTAATGGCGAAGTGTTGCTGGCCGAGCAACAGGGAAACCACTAAAACGCCAATGGAATTACCGAGTTGGACGGAGCCCAGACGGAGTTTACCGAGGCACAGCCCCAGCGCGAGTACCACGAACAGTAACAGAATGTAGTTACCGTTTAACAAACTAGCGACGTTTATGTTCACGGAGGATAACTTATTGTTTACCAGTAAGTGCTTGATATAGATAACTATAAGAGATAAATTCAGCCTTAAAACGACGTCATAAATCACCACCAGCAGAAAGCGAAGCGAACCATCGTTCGGCGGCGTTCATTCTAGACGCTATGACCGATGACAGCCAGCACAGAAAGCTGATTTCCTGCGCCGCCGTGCGCATTTAACTCTCTTTTGACCAAGGAAAAAATTCGGTTCAGCGTCACCTGACGGGTGGCCGGGCTGATTTCTATTGATGCGGTAATTGGGCGGGGGAGAATTCGCATGACGAGTTATCGATATTGGCTGGGCATTCTCAGCTGTTTTCTGTTGTTCAACCTGGTGTTTCTCGGCCAGCAAACCGGCCTGTTCGGCAGCACGGATCATGAGCACCACGGGGAAACCGGCCTGCTGCTGTTTGTGATCCCCGGCGCGATCGCCAGCTATCTGTCGAGCCGCAAGCGGCTGCTGTGTCCGCTGCTGGGGGCGCTTTATGCCTTGCCGCTCTGCCTGCTGATCCGTCACTTCTGGCTGACGCCGTCCTATTCGTTCTGGCAGGAGCTGGCTTACGCCACCAGCGCGGTGTTCTGGTGCGTGTTCGGCGCGATGCTGATGCTGTTCGCCCTCGGTCTGTTGCACACGCTCCAGCAGCTGCATCGGCGGCAGCGGCAATAA